TTTAGTTTCTTGTTTCTCTAAATATTTATTGATAGCTGTTTCAGCAAAGAGTTCATTGGTAAAGATACCAGTAAGTTCTTCTGGTAACTCTCCACCTGAACCAAATTGAATCTTGTATTGAGCTGAAACTTTATCTCTATATACTTGTATTTCTTTTCCGTTAGGAGTTGTATAAGTCTTCATTATTTCTTTCTTCTTAAAATTGGATGCTCAAATTGACCACCTGACCCTGGTCTGTAAGGTTCATTAGAATACTCGTTTTTATCTCCAGGAGTTTCATCGTAGTCTCTACCACGTTTCATCATAGCATCTCTATTTACCTGATTTTCTTCTCTAACTTGAACAGTCCTATTAGAAGATTCTTTAATTGAAGCTAAAGCTGAATCTACCATATCTTTATCTTCTTGAGAAAGCTCATCATATCGTTTTAATTTACTAGCCATTTTATTTACCTTTACTCATTTTTTTTAAAGTTTGTGCTAGTCGTGCACGTTGACCCATTTTACCTGGTTTCTTAGCTGCTTTAGCTAACATACCAGCAGGAATTGTTTTACCTTCTTTTACCCCTAGAGCTTTTCTTAAGGCTCCTGGTTTTTTTATTGCTTTTTGAATCCACTTTTCTGCCATTCTTTTTTCCTTTCTTTCCGTATTGTTCTGCGTTAATAAATGCTGGAGTATTACTTGTGAGCATTGACATCAATACCCTCCCATCCTAGTTGTTTTTCCTTTTCGTCCATAATTAGGGTATTTAATACCATTACTAATTTTCCAAGCTTCCTGACTCATCTTACGCTTTTGTGATACAGATATCTGTTCAGCTTTAGGATTAGGAAGTTGTTTTAAAGTTAAGAATGCAGCTGATTTAGCTTCATTAAGTAGATAAGTAAACATCTGAACAGGTAGATCAGGAGTAAATGTATCTGATAGTGTAAAAGCTACAGATCGTTTACCATGACATTGTGTTTTACTGTTTTGTAAAGAAGATTCTACAGCAGAATTATAAGCATCAAATACCACATAGTCATCATCAAATGATGTAAAGTAAGCTGGAGCTCTATCATCATAGACATTAATCTTAATACCAGTAGAGTCTGTAACAACTGTAATTTTCGAATCAGTACTTAAACGTTGATCTGTAATATCAAGAAACTCTTCTGGAGTTTTATAGATGATCTTAGTGAATCTGTTACGAGTTTCTCCAGGTTTCTTACAATCATACTTAATCCATTTAAGATCAATGATTGTTTCTGGTAATCTCATATGAGTAGGTCTAGCTACTGTACCACTAGTACCTAATTGAAAGAGTTCATATAACCATGGATAGTCTTTGCCGTCTACAATGTTGTAGTAAGTAGACTTAACGAGTTGAGCTACTTGTAATGACTCTACACTATCATTAATAGAGTTGACTTCATCTGAATCCATATCGGACATAATGTCTTGGACAATTTCAAGTAGTGTCATCTTAGCCATGATATATTCCTATAGTTTAAGAGCAGATAAACCTGCTTCAATAACTGTAATTGCTGTGGAAGATGATGTTGCATCTCCACCAACATACATTGATAATACTTGGTTAGCTGTAGCAGTTACTAAACCTGTAGCTGAAATATGTAGTTTATCAGCACCATTACTAAATTTAGAAACTGTTAAAGTTCTACCACTACTAGTACCATCTAGGTTATATTTAAAATTGTATAATGTTCCGTTTGCAATAGCTGCTGTACTGAAATGAGCCCAGAAATTAATCAAATAATTACCAGCTTCAACAAGTGTAATAGTACCATTTGCAGCAGATACTGTTAATACATTAGTTACACCAGCTGTCCATTCTGTACCTGGATTTAATTTAGCATAGGCTGATGCAGCTGAAAGAGTTTGTGCAGTTGCACCTGCATCAATATAGATTTCAGCATGAGCTTTACCAGGAGGATATACCCAAGTTCCTGAACCTGATCCATTAGCTTGATATACTTTTCCTGATGCTGCAGAAGCTACACCTTTTGGTTCATGTAAGTCTGCATCTGCAATTAGTTTGTGCTGAATTGTCATTTAGAATTCCTTAAGAGAAAGGGAGAGGCCCCTATCAATATAGAGGCCATACCCAGTTTGTTACTTAGTCCTTATTGTAAATATACTCAACAACGATGCGACCAGCACCAGCTGTTAAGTCATCTACTGAAGGAGTAACTTTTAGTTCACCTGCTGCAGCACCAATTGTTTTACCAATTAGAGCACCTGCACCAGTAACTACATTACCTGCAGTACCAATTGCTGTTTGAGTTGCCTCAGCTACAGTAATTAGACCGTCAGCATCAATTACAGTACCACCAGCTTGATAGAGACCTACGTCTAAATCAGTAGTAGTAGATGTTGAAGTAAATGCTACGTCAACATATAATTTAGCTGAAACGATAGTTGCGTTAGCTGGAATAGAAAGTTGAAGACCATTACTTCCGTAGTTAGGAAGATCATTGTAATCAAAATCCCATACAGCTGACTTGATAATACCGTTCTTTGTTGATTGTTGACCACCAAACTTACCGTTTGTTGTTCTAACACCGTAGTAATTAGCTACGCCTCTTTTACCGTCGATTTCAAAACCCATGTTATTCTCCTTAGTATGTAGAACCGCTAGTTAAAATAACACCAAGTGTATCAACACGTTGGGCACCAAAACCGAAACGAGAAGTAACTTGATACTTATCAGCACGTTCTTCGTTGTCTCTCCAACCTTCAGTCTTAGGAGCACGTCTCCAAGCATGCATGATTGGTTTGCAAGAGTCATCAGCTACGCACATAAATACGTTAGCTACGTCGCCGATTTCTGCAGTATCGTTTGCTAAGCCATATGAAGAAGCATTTAATGCCTCTGTAGCTGTCTTAACTGGTAAACGATTAGAAGTCCAAATGTCGAAACCAAAGATGTTTCTAACAAATTTGTGATCTTTAGCAAAACCTTCTGTAACAATACCTTCGAACATTGGGTTGTTAGATACGTTAACGAGGTTTGATAAACTGTTTAATGTTGCTTCAACGATTGGATCAACAATAGCGATACGACCTGCTGTAGGAACATTAGCTTTATCAAATGTTAATTTCATAGCAATGATATCAGATAATGTCATAACGCGTGTAGATGCAGAAGCACCACCAGCTACCCAACGATGTGGACGGCCGTTAACTAAGTTTACGTTAGCGTTAGTTTGAGCAGCGTTAGCTACAGATAAGAAACGTGATTCGTGGTTTTCACCAAGAGCACGTGTTGATTCCATTGCACGCATAGACATTAATGAGTCTACTTGAGCACCATCTTCACGGAGGTCATCACTAACTTTCCATGCATCACCAACATAATCAGTGATAGAAAGTGTAATGTTACCTGTGTCGATAGGGTTAAAGTTTAATGGTGTATCTTCAGCTGCATCTTGAATTGTTACAGTACCAACTGTTTTAATGTTTAAAGTAGTGCCAGAACCGAAGTCTGATACATCTCTCCACATACCTTCAGGTAGTAAGAAATCATGTAAGTTATCAAGAATAAACTGTGAATACTGTTGTGCCTCAATAAAGGCAGTTGTATTACTAGTTAATTGTGACATGTTTTTTCCTTAGTTTGATAAATTTAATTTAACTTTTTCACCAGCTATTTTCCAAGCATTGACTAAATCTTTAGTAGTAGCTCCTTGTTTAACCCTAGCAGATAACTGATTAGGATCTTGTTTATTACCAAGGGTTTCTGTATTTACTGTGCTAGTAGGTTTACCTGCTATTGGAGCAGATGTTCCTTCTAGACCAGCTAGTTTTAGTACAATCTTAGGTGAACTGGCTGCCAAGCTATTTAATTGTTGTACAGTTAATCCACTTTCTTTAGCAACAGTATTATAGACTTCTTCAGCTTTAGAACCAAACTTCTCAGTAAACTTATTAGCTACTGATTCAGCATTAGTCTTAGCTGCTCTTTGTCTTTCCTTATGCTCAAGAGTTTGATCAACTATTTGCATTAATTTATCTTGATCAAATTCAGTTCCAGCAGGGGTAGCCTGTGGTTGAATTCCAGACTTAATTTCATCTAGAAGTTCTTCAGTTGTTCTACGTTTAGCTAGTTCTTCTCTTGCAGCAGCTAACTCAGACTCTAAAGTTTGAATATGCTTCTGTGCGTGAGGAACTGACTTTAACGCATCTTCTACTGATGAATACTTCTTACCATCACCTACTAATTCAGCAGCTTCTGTCGGAATCTGGAATACGGGTTGTTGGTTATCTTGGTTCTGAACTTCGTTGGTACTTGGTTCAGGTGTTTTATTGTCTTCAGACATTACTTTCTCCTTTGTCAGGTAATAAAGACTGAAGTTTTAGAAATGCTTTTTGGAAGCCTAATTGATAAGCTTGATATTCAGCCCAAGAAGGAAGAGAGAAATTCTCTTCATCTATACATTTACGTCTAGACAATTCAACTTGGTCAGTGATATACGCTTTAAGTAAATCGAAAACTTCTTGTTTTGATAAGCTTTTAGCTTTTTCAGATTTTAAATCCATAGGATAATTATAACATACAATTACTTAAAAGTCAAGTAATATTTGTTACATAGCCTCTGGAGGCAGCTCACCTTCCATTTGAGGTTGTAAAAGATCCTCTTCAAGAGGTGTAGCTTGTTCAATTTGCATCTCTTGTTGAACTTGGTTAACAAGCTTTTGAGTTTCAGCTTGTTCAAATATAGCTGCATTATCTTTAATAAACTCATATTTCTCAAAGCCCATATACTCTTCAACCATCTTAGCAAGACGTTTAGCTGAAACATGTGGAGCAATAACTTGACCCATTGGACTATTAAAGATACCAAGCATATTCTGAATAAGTTGAGCTCTAGCTGCAAAATGTCTAGCTCCGATAGGACGAAGTTTACCTTTAGCAGTAATATCATCTTTAGTAATAGAAATGAAATCAGTTACACCAAGATCATCATCCATTACTCTAGATATCTCAGCTATATCCATATTACGTCTAGCCATTTCTAACATGGTATTAAGGATTGGTTCAAGGAACTCAATTTCAAACTTGTTAATCTTGTGTTGGAATATACGTCCAGCTGCATTCTGTAACTGTTGAACTTCAAAAGCAGTTTTTTCACCAGGAGTACGGATACCCATAGCCTCTTTAGGAGCTCCAGCCATTTCTTCCATTAGTGCTAGTAAAGCAGCAATCTCATTGTTTACTTGGAAAGCGGCAGCATTAGGAGCTAACATCTCTACAGCACCATCTTCTGGAATGTGGATAGTAGTCTCAGGACCCCATTCAAAAGGTTCTACATCTCCTTTAACAACCATAGGAGGATGAATAGTCAGATCCATAGCATCGGCTTTTAAGTTCTCCAAATGATCAATACGATATTGTAAACCTACAAGGTTGTCTAATGGACCCATACAATATAGATTATCTGGTCTTTCTCTCCAACCTACATGATGTTTTGTATCACGACCTAACCAAGATGGATTCTCAATATTACGGATAATATAACTTCTATCAATAATAGTAATAATTCTACGCTCTAATAGATCACCTTTAACTTCATCATAAAGGTCTCCTTCAAACTCGAGGATTTCTACTAAACCTGATTGGTAGTATTCTTGAAGAGACCCAAAACCATCTACACTAAAACCTTCAGCTTTATTAATATCTTCCATTTTAAATGCTGATATATTTCTACGTACAGCTATGGCTTTTTCAAAAGCTGCTTCATCGTAGTTTAAATCAGGACGATATTTAATATCTTTCTTAAGTTCACCAACAGATTTAACATATCGTGTAAACTTTGGAGACTCTTTAAAAGTTCTAGCTGTAGGATTAAATACAATATCAAATGGAGATATACGTTCTAGTTTAGGACCTTGATATGTTGTAATCTCTTGATCTGTGTATTGATCTCTATGTTTTTCATTTACATAAATAACATCAGCAAAACAATTACCATAGTCAATGTAATCATAAAGAAGTTGAGAAATTGTTTCTCTAAAATTAGATTCTCTTAACTTAGTCTTAATATAAGATTCAATAGCT